CAGTAGCAATTACAGTCATTACACAACTCCTTGGATTTTATCTTTAGCGGCCAATGCCTTCTCTAGCATAGTTTTAGGGGCGTCACCTTCTGGCTCACCACCTTCGCCTTTCTCTTCTGAGAGGGCCTTAGCTAATGGATTCTCTTCTTCTTTAGGTGCTGGTACTGCAGCCTTGGCTAGCTCTACTTCAGCCTCACCTTTAGCTACTACCGCATCTAATGCTTTAGTTACACTGGCAAGACCTTCAGCCTCCAGTCCAACTAGAACATCTGCCAGACCATTAGCAACGTCAGCTTCAAAGCCGTATGCGCCTAGATCCTTTTGGATGTTACTCTTCTTTAAGGCAGCTACTTGCTCTTGTAGGCCCTTAATCAGTTCTTCAGACATATCTGTCCCTTCTATAGTTAAGTTATCTCCCCCGGATGTTTCTTCCGAAGAAGACAGTGGGAGTTTGTCATCAGTAAGCGACTTGCCTACTTCAGATTCGGTATGGCCAATTTCCAATAGGATGGCCTTTTGTTCTGGTGTGAGTGTTGCTCCGCCCTTCAATGACTTAAGCAACAGAGGTTCGTTGAGGAGGCTACAAGCGCCCCCTTGGGAGCCGTCTGTAACTGCTATGCCAGTCACATTGAAGTCGTAGAGCCTACGCTTAGCTTTCATCTAGTACCTCTATTTTGCAGCTACCCTCAACGGATAGTCCCATGAGTTCACCTTCTACTCGCTTATCCCAAGCAGCCTTATTGACATACTTGACTTCAGCTAATACAATACCCTCAGGGACTGTATTACCTCCAATCTCACACTCGTAGGGGTTTACCCAACACTTCTGAATGTGAAAGTCTTCAGTCTCTGCTGCATGGAAGTAGTTGTAAGTCATACTCTCCGCAGCGATCTTATCGTTGATACTCTTGGCTAGGCTCTCTGAGCCCTCCATGTCAATAGTGTCACCTACTCCATCCACATCACCGGGGGCAATGTATACTGGCTCCACTGCCACCATCTCAACTTCATTGAGTTGCTTGATGACTGGAACCGAAGGCTTCTCAGTGCTACCAAAGAACTTCTTCAGGACGCTTAATATTGACTTCTCAATGTCATCCTCCCCAGTCTCCACTGCAACATACTCAGTGGTACGGACTACCTCCACTCTATCTCCTGAGATCTCGGCATTGGCACCGTCATACTCATAAGAGCTCTTGTATGTTTTATATCCATCCACTTCGTAAACCTCGAAGTAGACAGACTCATCATCGTAGTCGTATAGGTACCCTGAGGTTACAGCATCACTTAGATGTAGCCTCTTGTCCCCCTCGGTTGCTTTACTTATCTGAGTCACAGAAGACCCTCCATTGCATGTGAATACCCAAAAGGGTCTCTCTAATTAATTTCATTGGACATTCTCCATTACCTTGTCTGTCTCAGTATCAATAAGCCTACCCTTCTCATCTTCTATCATGTTGGTAACCCTGGACTTCTCTACCCCGCCATTCTCTCCGTTCTTCTCGGAGTTGTTCTGGTTAGTAGAGCCATTCCCAGATGAGCCATTAGAAGTCCCTACATCGCCACCTGAAGCCGCTGTAAAGTCTAGGTCGTCTATACCATCGTCAGGGAGTCCTGCTTGTCTGTAGAGCTCCTTGAGGGCACTAGGAGTCATCATCCCAGTACCAGCCATACGCATGACAGCCTTACTAAGCTCATCATAGTTAAGCTCTGAGGCCACTCCCGCCCTAAAGGTGGGCATGTCCCTCCAGCTCAACTGTATGTTGTTTGCTGCTAGGAGCCTTGGGATGAGCTGGGTATTGATAACATCAATCTTCCAGTCTATAATCCTCTGTACATACAGCTCTTGGATGGTGGTCTTACTTGAACTCAGGGAGTAGCTCCCCCCTCCGTTATCCCCAGTGATCTGTGCTGATGCACCGAATACATTGAAGATGTCTTTACGCTTCTGCTCTATGATGTCTGAAGTAGAGTACTGCTTACCTGTACCAGAGATCCCCATCATGGAGAAGTCATTAAGGTACTTACCGTTCTCATCTGTCTCTGACGATAGTAGGATGAATGTATCCTTACCTGCCACTAGGTCAGCTGCATCTTGTTGTAATGTTTTGTACTCTGACTGAGCCTCTGTATTACCCTCAGGGTCATTGGCCATATCGATTAGGCCGGGGTCTACCCTAAGGACATACGCCCCACCTAAGTCTTTAGTGACACCAACAATCTCGAAGTTCTCTACCAGAGCCTTCTCCATCCAAGCTGCGTAACAGTTCTTAAAGGGGCTATTCCCCTCAGGGTTATTCTGTGTGGGATTGTGCCTAAACCAGAGCAACTCCTCGTTCTTAAAGTAGGTGTACTGTTGGTTGTTGATTATGGAGCTGGTGTTAGTTATGCCACGTTCGAACTGCTTCTCTGTGGGTTGCTTGGACTTCTTAACCATAGGCTTCTGGACATACCCAAGGACATCCCTAAAGTTCTTATCGTATACCCACCCGTACACACTCTTCTGGGATCTAGGGGCTAGCTTCTTAAGGCAGTACATACCCTTGTACTGCCCATAGTTACGTCTCTCTAGTACAATGTTCTGAGTAGAGAATCCATACTGAAGATCAGTACAAGCATCATTCATACTCTGCATCCAAGTACCAAAGGACATATTACGTATGTTATAGTTAATAAACTCTGCTGCTTCCTTGGAGAGTGATGAGCCACTCTTGCCGGGGACTGACTCACCACTACTGAGCGCTAGTAGGACTTGGGCATTAGATGAGTCCATTGCAGTGAACACTGCGGAGTCTAACGCCATATTGTCAAAGGTGTATAAGCTATTAGGCATGATCAGGTCTTGCTTGGCCCCATCCTGTATGAACCTAGAGCCAGTCACTTGTTGTGGCTGGCCCTTCTCCTTTAAGCTCTGTGGGCGTATAGTGGCCTGCTTACCTAGGGTCTCGGCCTTCTTGATGTCTACTGTCTTGTCTGTCATAGTCGGCCTTGATTAGTTGGTTACTCTGCAAGCTTGCCCTTGAGGAACTTCTTAATGGCTGCAGGCTTAGTTACATCCTCTGGGACAGTGAAGCCATGCTTCTCAGCAAAGGCATACAGCTCTACCTTCTTAGACAGGCCATTGAGCTCTTCTGAGGGGGATGTGCCTTCTGGGCGGTCATCCTCAGGGGTCTCCGCTACAGGTGCCTCTGAGAGCTCCTCAGGGGCTGCTGGTGCCTCTGCAGGCTCTTCCGAGGGTGGTTGTACCTCTAAGGGCTCTTTGCTCTCTACGGGGCTCTCAGGAGCTCCTAGGGCACCCTTATAGAGGACTACCTTGCCTATGTTGCCTCGGAAGTTACGTAGGGAGGAGTCGTCCCTTAGGTTGGTCTCTGCTACACGCCAGCCGCCTAGGACAGCCTCTTGGATGGATAAGAAGAACTCCAGTTCATACTTGACTCGGGCTCCCTTTGTCTGGATTACTTTACGTTCTTGTTTGATAGTGTTATCTTCCATAGTTATCCCCTCCGAGGGACTTCATTATTAGTAAGGTGGTCATTTGCTAAGGTCTTTATCTTGGACTGGCTGCGCTTGGTGAACTTGTAGTTCCTAGCTTGGCACAGATAGTTAAATGCAGAGGCTGTGGCATCCACTACGTCATCCCACTTGCCAGTAGAGGATCTCTCGCCGTCGAATAGTTCGTGCTCCCGGTAGAATGCCTTAAGATCCTCTGAGGAGAAGCTACTCTCTACAATGTAGACAAAGCCATTCTGAGCTGCCACCGCGTAGGGCTCTGCTCTAGTTATCTTTGATTTATTGACTGGCATAGGATCTTTGTGGCATATTAGGCCATCTTCGGACACCTTCTTGGCGAACTCCTCAAATTGGAACTTACCAGAGGCTCCTGCGTCAATCCCCATGACTATCTTACAGTCTCTACCATCTCTGTGGCCTACCTGTAGGATACGCCTGTCTCTTGGGCCTGCCCTATCTTGGAACCTCTCCATACCGTGTATGTAGTAGTCTCCATCTCTGGACTTAGATACTCTCACACCTACAGTCCAATCCGCCCTTCTGTTTATGGTCTGGCCTTCTTCAGGCGCTGTGCCTGCAGTGTCCCAGCCCCTACATGTAACTGAGCCTAGAGGTACGTGGGTAGCCTTCCTGTAGTAGCTCGTCTGGAAGTACATACCAGAGTCTTCTGTAGGCTCCCAGCAGCCAAGTAATAGCTGCTTGCGCTTCTTCTCAGACATTGAATCTAGCTTATCTTTGTAGGCCTCATCTAGGTAATCGTTGTCTTCTATTGTTGCTGGTATATATGTGTAAGTCTGGGGGTTCTTGCCGTGGGTATCTACCAACTCTTGTCTGTCCCAAGAGGTGTACAGTACATCACTGATGATTACAAAGTAGGCCCTCTTACCAGACAAGTCCCTGCGAGCAAGGTATTCATCATCTAGGAACCTCTCAACATAGTCGTACACAAAGTGTGTTGGGTCTGGGTTGAGTGTGCATCGTATCCCACATTTGACATTAGCCTTACTACGGTTACGAGACCTGAGTACATCGAACTGGTAGTACGTCCTAAACTGGAACTCCTCAAAGTAGATCTTACATATCTCTGACCCATACCATGAATCCGCATGTTTGTCATACTCAAGGTAGGCAAATGTAGTCCTAGATCCTGCAGGGAAGGTTATCGTCTTGTTCTGCTCACTGATGTGAGACTTACCTATATACTTCCCTTTGCTATCGAAGAGGATAGGTTCATAGAGGTCTTTAGCCTCTACCCATAGTCCCTTGTCGATCTCTGTGTTAGTTGTTCTGAAGAACACTGAGAAGTAGTGCTTATCATGGACACCTTGTAGGTTATCTATTAGGGAGGCCCAAGTCTTGCCTCCCCCGGCCCCGCCACCAAATATAACTAGATCCTCTTCGGCTTGTAAGTACTGTGCTTGCACCTTGGATGGGTGTGCTACTACTGTCATAGGTTACCTCCATAACCGTTATCTGGTGGGCCACCAAGGACTTGAACCTCGCGTCTTCCGATTATGAGTCGGCTGCATTAACCCACTATGCTAGTGGCCCTCTTGTTTGGTTCCGACAGAGAGACTCGAACTCCCAACCTGCTCATTACAAGTGAACTGCACTCCCAATTGTGCTATACCGGATCTAATCTTCAAGGGCTACCCCCTGATATACTTCCTACGACCCAGAGCACCGCCACTATAGCGAAGAGCCAGAGGCCTATCTTAGTTCTCAACCCTGTGGGGTCGCTGCTGCCACAACTAGGACAGCTCTTAGCGCTTGCGTCTATCTCATGCTCACACGATATACAATTTTCTAATGCCATAGTTAATCTCCCTCCATGGAGTTTCGTACTTAAAGTTAACCGTATCCTTGGTTAGTGTTACTTGCCCACTTCAAACGTCAGTGGGATATCTGTGCTCTTGCATGTATCTGCGCCAGTGTCTTGTGTGGTTAGCTTGACACTCCATGTGCCTGCATACGTTATATCCCCTTCGAGGAATTCGTACTCCACGTACTCTAGGGCATTAAAGGTGCCTACGTCTGTCACGATGGAGATAGTTCCCACAGTCAACCCACTCCCTACGTCCACAGTGAAATCCCCTGTGCTAGTCAGGGGGCTATCTATGAAGAGTGTGTTGACATTGGAGCTAATATCCTGTCCTGCGTTGACACGGAGGATATTGCCATAGTCATTTTTATTGATAGCTCACCTCCAAAGGTTTAGTCTTTAACATATATCACCTGAAAGATTTATATCCCCAAAGCTGAAAGTAGCATTGAAGTCTATGTCACCAAAGCTGAAGGTTCCCTCTAGGCCTATGTCACATGGATCGGCCAACTGGGCTCCCACGATCATATTTGCTAGGGTAGTATCACCATCCTCTTGTACGTCAGCTATGAGCTGTACCAGTACGTCTATGGTGGCAGTAGTTGCATCACCATCCTCAAGGACATTAGCTGTTATGCTAAGGACACCCTCAATGGATGCTAAGGTGGTATCACCCTCCTCAAACACATTAGCCGTAAGGTTGGCTACAGCTTCTAGCACCTCTAGGTTAGCTAAGGTGGTATCACCGGCCTCTGCCAGACTAACTACTAAGTTACCCGGTACCTGTAGGAGTGCTGTGGTTGTATCACCATCCTCCGAGACATTTGCAGTCAGGGAAAAGACAGCTCCAAGGGAGGCTGATGTTGCATCACCTTCCTCAAGGAGGTTTGCTGTGAGGTTTGCTACCCCTGCAGCTACCCCTTCGAGGTTAGCTAGAGTGGTGTCGCCTACTTCAGCCACATCTGCTGTTAGACTTGCTACGGCTTCCAGAAGGGCTAATGTTGTATCGCCCACCTCTGAAACATTGGCTGCAAGGCTTGCTGGGGCTTCTAGCAGAGCTAAGGTTGTGTCACCTACTTCAGCTGTGTTAGCTGTAAGGCTTGCTATAGTCCCTAGTAAAGCTAATGTTGTATCACCATCTTCAGCAACAGTAGCTACTATACTTGCCACAGCCTCTAAGGTTGCTGCTGTAGTGTCCCCTGCCTCATCTTGATCGGCAGTAAGGATGGCAACTCCAGCTACTACACCCTGTAGGTTAGCTAAGGTTGTATCGCCAGCCTCAGAGACATCAGCTGTAACCTCAGCTATCAGCTCAATAAGGGCTGCGGTAGTGTCACCGTCTTCTGCTACGTCTGCTGTAAGTCCTGCAAGGAGCTCTAGGAGGGCTTCTGTAGTATCACCATCCTCTAGGAGGTTGGCTGTGAGGGAGGCTATTCCCTTAAGGGTGGCTGTGGTAGCATCACCCTCTTCGTTTAGGCTTGCTGCCAGTGAGGCTACAGCCTCGACACTAGCTGAGGTTGTATCCCCATCCTCTGATACGTTAGCTGCGAGCTCCCCTATTAACTCTAGGAGTGCTGCTGTTGCATCACCATCTTCTGAAACAGATGCTACCAGAGAGGCAATGCCTGCTAATGTGGCTGCAGTTGTATCCCCTTCCTCAGCTAAGTTAGCCGTTAAGGAGGCTAAAGCTTCCAGTGTGGCTGATGTAATATCGCCATCTTCGGATAGGCTTGCTGTTAGGGATGCTGCTGCATCTATGTTTGCTGCTGTGGTATCTCCATCCTCGGAGACACTCGCTGTTAGGTTGGCAGGTAGCTCTAGGCTAGCCGCTGTAGTATCTCCATCTTCTGAGACACTTGCTGTAAGGGAGGCTATCCCCTCTAATGTTGCTGCTGTAGTATCACCAGCCTCGTCAACATCCGCTGTAAGGCTTGCCCCATCAAAGACATCTTCTATGAGGGGTATCTGTACTTTAGGCTTCAGTATCTGGTATGGGTTTCTGTTGAACTCTACTACTTGTCCGTGAGTCCACGCTACTCCACAGATACCTCCTACAAATGTCATGGGGCCAAGGAAGTGCCCATCTGCTACTTGATCACTACCACCAACAGAGGCACCGTTGACAAAAGAGAAGTCTGGGTATACGCCACCAGTGCCTGCGCCACGGCCACCATGGTGTGTCTCATCACGGTAGAAGTCGTAGTTGCTATTGGTGGTAGCCCCCTCCCCGTTATAAGTCACGACTACAGTGTGGTAATTGCCATCCCTAAATAAACCATTATTGAAGGTGTTGGCTGGCCTGACAACATTACCGCCATCGTCTAATCCGAACGCTACTGGCCCCATCGGGCCGTTAGTACTCCTGAATGACAGGACTAGGTTGTTGGTAATACCCTCTATGACCAATACCACTGGGGTCAGGTCAGTGTAGAAGTCTGGATTACACCTAATAAATAGTGTGTAGGGTAGTGTCTCGTCAAAGACAGGTGCATCTGGGAAGTCTAACCTGTCAGTGCCCCCACCGAAGTCTACCAGCCTACCTTCGTTATTATACCCTACTTCTGGTGTACCCACTCTCTCCGAGTGAGAGCCAGATACATGATCAATTGGTAAGTCTGCATCCAGTGTGGTGTAGAAGCAGAGGCCGTCAGTTAGGTCATTAGCCCAATCTACCTCTACTCCACCGGGAGGCTTCCCCATCGGGTCTTTAAAACCCGCATGTAATTTCTTAGGCAGCTTACCAATTATCGCCATTCGTTGGTGCCCCTATAGTCTTATATTATTGTGTACCTCGGTATAAGTGATTAAGCTTTACCAGCGATAGCCTTGGGTGTAAGCTCTAGCTCCCAACCTGCGACTACAGAGACTGCCATGTTGTTCTTAATGTAGAACTCGTACTCTTGGCCATCAACTATATTAGTAGTGGATATCTCTAAGGCAGGGTACTGGACGGTAGCCGCCTCACTCAGGTTAAACACCCCTACGAACTTATCTAGGTAGTTGGCGTTGGGTGTAGTGGCATCGTTAGTACTTAGGATATTTAGAGGCTTAGCGTATAAGGCTATAGTGCCATTGGCAGCAGAGCCTGTCATTGTGAAAGTACCAACCACGGAAGCCGACAGTACATTGTCTGTGTTAGTCCAAGTAGCCGTATCCCCGACAACAGAGAATGCGGTGGTAGCTACAGCTGAGGTAGTGTCTGTCACTGTTACAGCTGTACCAAAATAGTCTACGGGAGCCCCTGTAGGTATTGCCATTTAGATATCTCCTGCAGCGCGTTTCATTCGTGCGTCTGTTACGTGTTGTAAGATTAGTCTAGGGAAGACCAGTTCGGTTACAGTGCCCATTGCTATGGTTGCTGAGGCCATCTCAGAAGAGAACTGGCCTATGTCTATCAGGGCATTAACAGCAGCCTGTGTCTGGGAGTTATTGATGTCAATACCCACACCCTCCAGAGCTGACATCACCCATGCTGGCTGGTAGTCCTCATGCTCTATAGCTAAGCCGCAACAGTACTCCAGTGCGTCCTGCAAGCAAGCTGCAACCGTTGCTGATGCCTCCTTGGCAATCATCACAAATGTTATCTTCCTTTCCGGGGTAGTGTCCTCTGTCATAACAGCCAAGATGTCAAAGAACTCTTGGTCTGTCAGGTTGGGATCACTATCCAAGTCAGCGATAGCTACAGTATCAACCATGTGTT